ATGACTACAACCACCTACCAGCAGGGAGAATGCTAGTAAATGAAATGCAAAAGGAGATTACTAGCGGCGACATAAACTTTGAGTGGGAGTTCGAGAACGAACCAGAAGATCCAGAGGAAGAAGAATGACTATCGAGTTCACAAATCATCCGGTCCTAGAATCCCCTACCGATGAAGAGATAGTTATCTTAGGTGAGGCGGATCCAAAGCTGTTGGTTGAGCTGCACGAGGCTCATGAGGGTAGGATTCAGTCAGCAAGGGAGGATCCACTGCGTCACGGATTTGAGCTAACCGGCTGGAGCCGGATGCGAGATGCTTTGAAGGACTACGACGAGGTCATTACCTTTGGGGGGAACCGAAGCGGCAAGACAACGGGATGCGCTAAAATGGTGATGGAGGCGGTGACCGAGAACATGGACGGACACGTTGTGTGCTTCAGTCAAAATGCAGACACATCTATCAAGGTGCAGCAAGCTGCAATATGGGAGATGATGCCCAGGGAGTTTCGTAGAAAGACCAAAAGTATTGATGGTTACGTGAACTACAGTATGCAGAATGGATTCACGGGGAGTTCATTTATCTTTCCGGACACCAGAACTAGGGTGGACTTCAAGACATATACGCAGTTCAGCAATAACCAAACAATCCTAGAGGGTTTTGAGTTTGGTTTCCGTAACCCTACGGGAACAAATATAGGAGCCTGGCTTGACGAATACTTGGGGGACGCTGCGCTGGTTAACACCCTACGCTTCCGTCTAGCGACCAGAGATAGTAAAATGCTTTTAGGGTTCACGCCGATTGATGGGTACACGCCATTCGTTTCAGATTATCTCAAGGGGGCCGAGACGCTGGAGACAAAGTCCGCGTCCTTACTGGATGGAGAACAGGTTCCAGTAATTCAATACAGCCCTGAGCGAGATGCTGGTGTTGTTTACCTGCACTCCGACGAGAACCCCTTTGGCGGCTATGACCGCATAGCCAAGGATCTTAAGAACGCAAACCGTGATACCATCATGGTCCGTGCGTACGGATTGCCTACGAAGTCAATGACTTCACTGCTACCAAACTTCAGCCCCGAGGTCAATGTCCTTAGCGACAAGCCAAACAAATACGGTATGTCTTTCCCTGACAAGGATTCACTAACCTGGTATCATGTAGTTGACCCAGCATTCGCCAGGAACTACGTGGCAATATGGGCAGGTGTCTCACAGGACGAAGAGATATTTATACGCAGGGAGTGGCCGGACAGAGATACCTACGGCGAGTGGGCCTTGTTCGGTGACCCGAAGTGGCGCAAAGGTCCAGCTGCGGACAAGATAGGCTACGATGTGGAGAGGTACTGCGAACTCTTTCAGGACATAGAAGAAGAACTAGGGATCGAGGTCACGGAACGTATCGGTGACTCCAGGTTCTTCGCTAAAGAGAACGAGAACAACGTGGATCTATTCACGGCCTTCTATGACTTCGGTATGAACTTTACGCCGTCAGACGGACAGCAGGAGGGCATAGGTAACACCAGTTTAGACGATTGGTTCTTCTACAATCCGAACTACGACCTTGATCCTGCTAACAGACCGAGGTGCTATGTGCATGAGGACTGCGGCAATCTTATCGAGAGCATGATTAATTACAATGCAGCCGGTAAATCCGACGAAGCTCTCAAGGACTTTTTTGACCTCATCCGTTATTTGCGAATGTCAAATGGCGGTATGGGTCCTGACTACTTTGCATCCTCCGATATGGGGATCACCAGAAAACAACAAGGAGGATACTAATGAAAGTAAAACTAACTGAGTTCGCTGAATATCATGACACTGACTTCGACGAAGCTCTAAAAATAGCTAAAGAAAAACTACCGCAGGAATACATAAGCGGCAAAGGCAAGAACACCTGGATCAGTCCAGAGGGGCAGGACATCCTGTGCGATGGTCTGTTCATTAACGAAATAATCCCTAAACACTTTAGAGGCAAGGTTTTATCAATTTGTCCGAATCCTAGATTCAACATGGTTCACTTTGTAGAGATAGGAAAAAAGGTTCCCGTTCTGATGCCTAACAGGTTGAAGGATAAGTTTTTGGGAAAGATGATCTGTTTTGAGGTAATCGAATCCGAAACAGGGGTCAGCTATCGTTATGTCAAAGGTTGACAGAACAAAGATATTCTATGACAGGAATCCTTTTACCGGACAAGTAGAGGACGAGAACCTGACTCTGGATTACAAATGGAACCAGCAGAACAGGGATCGTCTCATAATGTGGGAGACATTCAAGCGATACGTGAAGCATGAATCCAAAGTCCCCATGACAAACATAGAGTTATGTGATAAGATAGGCAGTTCTAGGACTCATCTTGCTAGCATGATTCAACTAATAAAAGATAGACTAAATGCAGAACAGTAATATTTCAAAGGCCCTTACCTATGTAGGCACTGAGCCAGACATCACAACTCTTCGATACGCTTACGAGGAAACAATAACGGAGCTTGAATCCTATTTTGATTTATGTCGTACGAGCTACGACGATCGACGGAACTGGTGGCCAGGCAAGAGCCGCGATCACCGCAAGCACGGATCCGATGCGTTTCCTTGGGAGGGTGCTAGCGATACTGAGTGCCATCTCATTGACGAACGGATTACGAAACTTGCATCCCTATTTATTTCTGCACTCAAGAGAGCGAACGTCAGAGCGTTCCCCGTGGAAAGTGGGGACATTGTCCGAAGCAAGTTGGTGTCAGGATTTTTGAAATGGATGATACGATCTGGATACATTCCTCGCTTTTACAGAGAAATGGAACTAGGTGCTAACTACATGTTAGAGCGTGGACTCCTAGTCACCTACGTTGGGTGGCATATGGAGGATCGATCTTTTGAGCAAGAGCTTGATCTTCAACAGATAGCACAAATATCTCCAGAAATCTTTCAAGCTGTCAAGCAAGGTGAAAACGATGAAGAACTCATTCTGCTTATGCAGCAAGTTTTTGACGGCGTTACAGAAAAGCGAGCAAAAACCGCACTCAAAGATCTACGCAAACAAGGAATGGCGAAACTGCCCGTAGTGCGTCGTCAAATTAATTGCCCCGAAGTCAAAACTCTAGCACCTGACGGTGACTTTGTCTTCCCCCCGTATGTTACCGATCCACAACGCGCACCGTATTGTTTCTGGAAAACGTATTACACTCCACAAGAACTAGAACTCAAGGTAACAACTGATGGTTGGGATCAGGACTTCGTGGACATAATGATCGAAAGATACCGAGGCGTAAACATTGACAGCCTTGAGCGATACGAGGAAGGCCGTCGTAGCATGAGCCTAACCGATACTGCATACGAAGCTGATGAACTTATTGAAATTATTTACGGATACCAGAGACTGATCAATGAAGAGGACGGATCCGAAGGAATTTACTGCACAGTATTTCATAAGAACTTTGATGGAGATGTTGCAACTGGGACTCCCGGATATGCAAAGTTTGAGCTACTCAACGGATACGAAGACTATCCAGTAGTAGTGACACGCTTGTCCGAGGACACTAAGCGTCTCTATGATGTATCCACCGTTCCCAGTATTCTTCGTGGCATTCAGAACCAAGTAAAGGTAGAACGTGATTCACGGATTGACCGCAATAGCCTAGCTACTTTGCCTCCAATCTTGCACCCAGTAGGTCAAGCACCTAATGACTGGGGACCAGGTCGTATGATTCCATACCGCCGCAAGGGTGATCTAGACTTTGCACCGATTCCTGCGTACAACCAAGGTTCACTTGAGATGGAGCAGACATTGCTTAATCAAGCTGACCGAATGATTGGACTGGATCCAAATGACCCAATGTCTCAATCCAGACAACAGTTCATGGTTGATAAATACCTAAGCCATGTATCTGAGGTGATTCGTATGGCTTACAAGTGCTTCCAAAGATTCGGACCCGATGAGGTCTTCTTCCAAGTAACTGGTATCCCTGATCCTCAAGTAATAAACAAAGGAGATCCAAACGAGAACTTTGACCTCT